TCATGTAGTCAATAAACCTTTCCGTGTAATGCTGTGCTATTGAACGCTCTTTTTCTATTAAGAAATCTATTTCGTCTTTTTCTACGTTTGTTGCATTCTCACTATTGTGCTTAAATACGCCTTTATTAGCGATTGTATAAGCCGCAAAGGGTAAGTATTCAACCATCGCCCAATGAATCAGCATAGGCTTTATATAAGTCGTTACAAGCGATAAATAATTACCTCCCAAAGTTTCAGCTACAATATCAGCTTTTATTTTGTCTAAAAGACGAGTTCCTAAATAGTTTTGAATGTGAATATCTTGAGCTACTTTAATCCATTGAATAAAGTTATCCGTGTCTACGTTGCCATTCATGGCAGTAAACTTCACGATGTCATCTCTTGTTATAAGTAATGCCTCTGCCATCTTATTTTCTATAATATCCTTGATTCGGCATATCAATAGGTCTTTGACTTACCAAACTTGGATTTTTAACTACATAACCTAATTTCTCTGCTTTACGTCCAGCGATTTGTTTAGCTGTGTTTACATCAATAGCTTCGCCCTCAAACGTTGCATAAACTCTTTTATTCCAACGGTGGTGACAATTTGCACCGCCTTTATACAACCAAATTGAATATGTCGAAGCTCCATCAATTCCAAAACCAGGATTAACGGGCTGACTTCCCATTTTTATAATATCCTCTTTTCGATAAAGTTTATTTGCTCTAATCATAGCTTTACAAAATGCACGCCCGTTTTCTTTGTTTTCTCCAGCGTAAACATATCGAGTTAAAAACTTAACGCCATCAATAACCGCATCTTGTCCACTTCGCAAATTAGGTCGAGGGTCGCCAGTTGAAACTAAATTAACAACCTTTGACAATAAACTTTGCTTTGGCTCTTTGCTTAATATCTCGTTGTCTTTGTCATCTGTATCGTAGTCAACTTCGTGTTCATCGATTAATATCCAGTCTGGATTTTCGTCCTCACCCAAATCAATTAACGCTTGTGCAGTTTTATCACCTTGCGAGCTTAATAATTCAGGGTCTAAATCACTACCACCACTTTCAGGTTTCAATCCAACCATTCCACGTATTTCATTTGGAGTTAAAGCCTCAAGAACTTTATTTGCAACCAATGGAGAAAGGTTATTAATTGAATCAATTAACTGTTTGTTTAATCCATCCATTGTCAAATCTCCAGCAGCATCTAAAGGATTTAATTTAACAAATTGAAGTTTTAACGAAATACCGTTATAACCTAAAATTAAATCTATTGCCTCTATTAATTCGTCTTGCAATGGCTTAATAACCATGTTTTCGTAGAGTATAGTTGAATTTCTTAATTCATCTGCGTTACTTGAGAAACCCGTTGAGCTTGCAATACCAAATAATAAAGGTGAAGTTACGTTATGTCCTAACATAATCTTACGTAAACACTCCTCACTTAAATACGAATAATGTTCAGGTGCATCGTTTAACGGAATGTCATCTACGGTTGTTTTGCTTGTTTCACTTGCATTGAAAGCCACAATAGTTTTTAATCCTTTGGAACCCGTTAATTGTGCGTTTACTTTGTTTGTAATGATACTTTGTTGCTCTTCAGTAGGAATACCATTGTTGAAGTTTATAACCTTTGTACCGCTGAATCCGTGTTGAACTTCATTAATCAAATAGTCTGCAATTTCCTCTTCTAATTTCGCGTAAGGAATAGCGCCTTGATAATCAGGATAAGCATAATACTTCATTCCTACCGTGTAAGGCTTTATATAAAGTATTTCTATTTGCTCGTTTGAAAATCCGTAAGCAGGTATTCTCTTTGGTGCGTACTTTTTAACATCCTGCCAATTATCTGAGTAGTAATAACCCTCTATTTCTCCGTCTTTATTACACTTTTCAGCACGCAATAAATTAACAGGCATATGATAAGCCTTTAAAATAGACTTATGGTCTTTGGAGTAATGCACTTGAATAGCAAATTGACCGAGCATTTTTCTGTCAACAATCATTTTTTTAATACAATCCGAATTAAAAATTGTCATTAACTGCGCCCACTCATTTGGCTTTTTACTTGCATCTAACGCCATTAAACCACGCCCATAAACCAATCTACTTATATTGTTTATTATTGCGTTATTCGTCGTAGAATACGTGTATCTGTCAATTAAGTATTGAAAGTAATTATTGTCCTCACCGAACTCAACCCAATTATCTCTTTTGGATTCTTGAATTACTGGCGTTTGGTAAGAACTTAAATTAATAATATGTATGTTATCACTCATAAACTATAAAAGTATTTGCAGTTGTATTTGAAGTATATTGCCCGTTGTTAACCGAAAATGTAACTATCGGTTGGTCGGTGCAAAATATCCTATCACGATAAACGATATTCGTTCCGTCTTTTAGTACCAAATTATAAAAATGATTTTCAACTAAGGCAACCTCAACTTCCAATGTCGAATAGTAGTCACCTGCCGTAAATTCCCACTCCTCAACAACCGTTGTTTCATTCGTTTGGTCGTCCGTTATTTCAACTGTATCGAAGTCTGCATTTCGCGGAATTAAAGCAAATGTTTGCGCATTTGTTGAAGTAGTTAAAACTATCATACTTTATTAACTTAAAACACTTCAAATTGTTTCTTAAATAAAAAACCCCACCTAAAAAGGCAGGGTCTTAAACCTATTATTAACAGACAATTCTAAGAAGTAATTACAATAGCATCATCAGCACCATCAGTAAAGATAGCTTTCAATCCAGCCTCATCAGCGCAGTCAATGAAGTATGCAGGACTTTTTTCCATTCCAGTAAATGTTAAGTTATACCCGTTGAAGTCACCCATTGCAGTTCCTGAAGATACAGTTCCAGCAGTTACGTCGCATCCTTGGTCGTAACCAGCTAAAAAGAATTGATGGTCTCTTGTTTCAACAACAATTCTCGGACGTCCGTAAGCTAACAATTTAACGTTCTTATGCGTTACAGCATCTTGCTTCTTTAATTGGATAGTCAATACTTGCTCAAAGAAAGTAGTCCCGTTGTCTCTTGAAGTTTGGATAGTTTGCTCAAAACCATTTGCACCTTTCAATTCGTATTTGTAAAGGGTGATTCGTGTTGCAGTGTACCAAGTGGTAATTTGGTCATCACCATCAAAAACAACGCTTGAAGATAATGTATTCAAATCACCATAGTTAATAAAGTAAATATTTAGAAGTCCTGAAATTGCATCCTTGCACGCTTCTAATCTTCCGTTTGCTATATCACAGCTCATATCTTATTTTTTTAATGTTAAACAAAAAAGGGTGGCGTATATTTCACCACCCTCGCTTATAGTTTAGTTTGATTAGTTAGCTGAGTTAACAATTCCGTAAGTAACCAAGTCAGAAGCAAAACCGTATTTAGCATCAGCCGTAAACCTGAGAATTACTCGGACATTCTGAGATCCGTCAACGTCTCCCATGTCGATAACTTTAACTTCGTTCATGTCATTCATCAAACCAGTTGCAAAATACAAGTTAGATGTTTGAGAAAGCAAAGCAGTGTTTGAAGCAAGTCCGTTAGCTAAGAAAATTTTAACTCCATCAAAGTAAAGGTTATCCAATACTTGGTTAGTTCCTTTGTTTTCGTAACCGTTAGCACCTACACCTGAAGCAGCAAAACCACCCAATGCACGAACGTAAGCTCTATAAATGTTGTTAGAAACATAAAGAACTAAATCCTCTTTTCCGTACAAAGCAGCAGGTAAAGCATCAACGATAGAACCTAATTGTGCAATAACGTTTGAAGCATCAACAGATGTTCCAGCAATTTCTTGAGCAGCAGGTAAAGCAGCATCAGTAGTTAATTGTGTCATGATTCCAGCAAATTGTCCAGCTGTTGCGTTAACACCTCTCCAAATTGAAGTCTCCATTCCAGCAGCAACTTTCTCAGCAGCGTGTGCAATTAAGAAATCAGCGAATGATTTTGGCAATACATCGAATGCAGAATAACCCATTTGAATGGCATCAAAGTCCGCCCGAAAATCTGATTTACAAAGTTGTAAATTTACTTGGAAGCTCTCAGGTTGCAAAATTCTTTCTGTTAAAGTTACAGTTGAAGTTGGATCAAAATCACAAGTCGCATTTTTGATGATGTCATCAGTTGCTACTCTTTTGATAACTTGCTTATACTTTACGTTAGGCATGATAGTAATACCGCCTTTTTCTAAAGTTGGAGCTGACAATAAAGCAGCTGCAATATACTTACCTGCAAACTCGCCAGCGTAAGTAGTTGTAATTGATTGTGTTGTACTCATTTTATGAATTTTTTAAATTATTTATACTACAGTTAAAGTGATTGCCCCAGCAGCAGTTCCCAATCCGAAAACATACCAGTTAGAACCATCAGAATGTAATTCTACGAAGTCACCGATTGTGTCAGCAGAAGCTGAAAATGTAATCGTGTTTTCGTCTGCTCCCGGTACGTTAACGCTATTTACGATAACACCACCTTGAATTTTGTTTGTAGCAGCTTTAATAGTCCAAGCAGTTGTTGCAAATAATGCACCTACTACGAACTTGTAAGATTGTCCAGCTCCATCAGCAACCGCTGGTAACGTAATTTGCGCTCCAGCAGCAGCGTTTAAGATAAATACTTTACCGCTATCTTCAGCAGTTAAAGTTGTTGCAGCCGTCAATGTTTCAATTACACCTACTTGACGTAAAGAATCATTTGAGATACTTGTTAATGTTGTACTCATTTTTTATTGTTTTTAAATTATTACTTATTTAGTT